AAGCCATATAAATATCTGAGTATATCTAGACTCATTTACAAATAGGTAACCAATACATATCTACGATTTTGCTTTCCCGTAGGGCCCAGATCGTTTACTGGGCATATATATTTACATAATTCATCACCACACTGGACATCAAAAACTTCCTCTTGCACGACTGGTAAGCCATCTGGCATATATTTACATTTCCAATCAAGTACAGATTCATCAAAATCGACATCCAATTGTGTGCAAAGATGCGTAATATCTGCACGTCGTGCTACTTCTCTGAGTTGCACACGGCGCTTCTCATATACATCTCTGCCATGATTTGCCCACTCTCTCAGGGCAGTATCAATATTCAAGGCGCAGGCCAACTCTGGCGTATTCTCACATTTCTTTGGTCGCATGTACATGTGCAGCATCTTAAATATAGACTTGTCAATCAAAGCTCCCACATGGACTCCTTTCTCCTTACAGTAAACTGATTTCCTCTTAAGGAATTCAAATTCTTCTCTAGGGAGAAAATCAAGGAGTTCACTCTCTTTATCTGGCATAGTATACGTTTGACCATGCTTTGCCAGAAAGTTTGAAATAGTTTTGATTGTGAAACCTTCAATTTTTGGTGATACCGATCCAATATTGTCATCTCCATAAGTCATTAACTTGACAAAATCTCGGAATGGTTTCCTCTCAGAAAAACTCAATGGTTTGAATAGTGTGTAAAAGCATGCACGCAAATTCAAGCTACCACAAATACCATTGATAATCACTGTCAATGAATTACCAGAGATATGTGCTCCTTCAGTCAATCCAATTAGATCACCATTGTAGGCAATAATTGCGAACGCGATGTCGCCCGCCATTGCTTCCATCACACGAATATCAGCTTCCGTATAATCGCACTCTCGTGCGAAATCATTCATAGTTCGAAGTGCTGCTAAAATTAACTGCGAAGGTAATTTTTGATCATATTTGCCGTAATCTCCCCCTAAGAGTCGATCTTGGCCAAATGTGAAAACGTGTTGATGAAATTCCTCCCACTCTGGACCATGACTATTTATTCCAACAGCACATTCGGAAATGAGAGGATTCATTTGGAGTACTCGTAACAGTGGTAGATAGTACTTCCTAATGAGATATGTTAAGGCAATTGGATTGCCATAGAAGATTCTACACTTCTCCTTCGAAAGGATCTCATCCTTCTTACAAGCTTTTGCAATGGCATAAGCACGATGTCCCTTTCGATAACAATTCTCACATCTTTCAATCTCATCCAAGATAACCTGATCGAAAACTCGATTATTTGGCTTCTCTTCAGTTGGTTCCAGTTCAGTCACGTAACTACGCTTCTTCCCTGTCAATGGAAAACCCAACGCGGTATTGAGTTTGATTGCATCCATAAATTTCTTTCCAGGTATACCGCAGAGGTTCTCATGATCATTTAGTGGTCTAGCAGTACGCCACATCCGTGATCTGAAAATTGGTGTCAAAGCAGATTTGTAATCTTTAACCGCTATCTGTAATGTGTCATAATCATACATTTCAGCAGGGACGGATAAATTTTCAAGACACTTCTGCCACCCAAACCACTCTGGTTTCATTTTTGGCCCGCAATAAATATTGGGACTGTCCATCACATCCATAATATGAGGTGATATGGGTGTGACAGTAACATCTGACCTCGATGTCACTTCACCTGGACAAGAGCCAAAATACTCTACTTGAGAATTCTCAGGCATGTAATTCAAAGGGCTCTTTTTGTGTAGTGGCTTGTCATTAACCACCGAAATACCAAGTACTTGTTTTTCAAACAACTCAGCTGTACCAGATAATAATACACCTTCTAGGTCACGAAGGCGCACCAAAGCTTGATTGTATTCTCCCAAAGTCAAGAGACCATAACAACCACGCTTAGTGCCAGCACGACCACCTAAGTGAAAGCCCATTATGCATGAACCACTCCCATGAGATATGAGAGTTGCACCACACAAGCCTTTGAAAGTATTAGTACTCAAATTATGATACTCACCTCCAAGGAATGAGCAAACACCATTGGCTGTCATCTTGGGATTAGACAAACCACGGAAAGTAGTCAAATCTCCCGTCTTGTCACGCCATAGCATCGAAAATTCTTGCATTGGCAATTGGTCAACAGGTAACCACTGTGATAAGTCTTTAAATGAACCACCCGAGGCTGCATAACAGATCATAAAATCTGTATTTGGCACTCGAATAGAAGCACTCTTGGACAATTTACAGCGGAATCTACCTCCACACATGTCTGGTTGAGCTTTCCGAAATTGACAACAAATATCATTTGACTCAAAATAATGCGAAGGTAATAAAACCACATTTGATCGCAAGAAAAGTGCATTTGCCATAAGGGTCTTCCCATTTGTCTCCACTGTACCATATACCAAATTCTTCTGGACCACATTTGACAGTTCGCGATTGGAGATACATTTCGACGTTGGTGTAAGAGGCAATTCACGTTTTGCAACCCCTATCCAGGGATTTTCCTCAGCATCACGAGTATTAACCTCCTCTTGTGTTTTTGGCTCAAGCGATCCATGCGCCTGCATACCAACACAAGCCCTATACAATTTCACAGCGGCTACAGCTGCAGAAAGCACCAGTGATGCGGATATCAATTTACGCGAGTATTTCCTCCAGTACTCTTTGGCACAAGAGAAAATTGGACGGTTCACGAGCTTACGTCTACAAATAATTTCAACATCATACATAATAGCCCGTTGTAACAATACATATATAACAAATAATATAAAAC